TGGAGGCGCTCGGAGACATCAAGCAGCTCCAGCACGAGCAGCTCCGCAAGGCGCAGGCCATCGACTACCAGACCAAGCCGCCGCTTCAGGTGCCGGCGTCCATGAAGAACCGCGACGTGGAGACGCTTCCTGGCGGGGTGTCGTACTACGACGGGCAGTCCAACGGGATCAAGACCGCGTTCGAGGTCAACCTGAACCTCCAGTACCTGCTGAACGACATCATGGACTGCCGCGAGCGAGTGCGTGGTTCGTTCTACGCGGACCTGTTCCTGATGCTCGCCAACACCCCGAACACCCGCATGACCGCCACCGAGGTCGCCGAGCGCCACGAGGAGAAGCTCCTCATGCTCGGCCCGGTCCTTGAGCGGCTGCACAACGAGCTGCTGTCGCCGCTTGTGGACATCACATTCACGCGCATGGTGGCGTCTGGGGCACTGCCGCCGGCTCCGCAGGAATTGCAGGGAATGGACCTGAACGTCGAGTTCGTCAGCATGCTGGCGCAGGCGCAGCGTGCCATCGGCACCAACGCCGTGGACCGCTTCGTCGGGAACCTCGGGGCCATCGCCCGCATGAAGCCCGACATTCTGGACAAGTTCGACCAGGACCAGTGGGCCGACGTATACGCCGACATGCTCGGCGTGGACCCGTCGCTCATCATCGCCGACAAGGAGGTCGCGCTCCTGCGCGATGCTCGCAATCAGGCAATGGCTGCGAAGGAACAGGCCGCCGCGCTTCAGCAGACCTCGCAGAGCGTCAAGAACATGGCGCAGGCACCGACTGGGCAGCAGAACGCACTCACCGACGTGATGAACATGTTCTCGGGGTACGGCTCGCCCTCTGGTGTTGAGGTCTAACAGTACCCGTAAGCATTAGCCACAGGGATACAGTCCCGCCGTGAGCAATTACGACCCCCTCGACCTGCGGGGCCAGGAGCGCGACAGAGCCGACAAAGAGCTCCGTGAGCGTCTGGAACGGCAGAACGAGGAGGCCGACGTGAAGTGGCTCATGTCCAGCAAGCGAGGCCGTCGCATTGTGTGGCGGCTGCTGGACCAGGCGGGCGTGTTCCGCAGTTCCTTCAACACCAACGCGATGTCGATGGCATTCGCGGAGGGCGGCAGGAACTACGGGCTACGAATGCTCGGCATGGTCCATGCGCTCTGCCCGGAGCAATACCCGGCAATGATGAAGGAACAGGCACACGATGAACGAACCAACGATGATGGAAACGGCTGAAACCAACACCACAGCCGCTCCCGCATCCGATGCTGCCGCAGTTGTCTCGGCGACGGCCGAGAAGCTCTACGGCAGCGAGCAGAAGGCGACCACGACCCAGGGCCGGCAAGCCGCGGATGCGGCCGCTGCCGGCAAGGCTCCTGAAGCCAACGACGCCAAGGCCGCCGAGGCACCAGCCGACGCCAAGCCGACCGCGCCGGAAACCTACGAGTTCAAGGCACCGGAGGGTCGAACGTTCGACTCCGAGGTCATTGCCGAGTACTCAAAGGTGGCGAAGGAGCTGAACCTGTCGCAGGAAGCCGCGCAGCGCGTCCTTGACGCAGTCGGCCCCAAGCTGGCTGAACGTCAGGCGGCGCAGATCGAGGCCGTCCGCACCGGATGGGCCGACAGCAGCAAGGCCGACAAGGAGTTTGGCGGCGAGCGTCTGTCGGAGAACCTGTCCGTGGCGAAGAAGGCGCTCGATGCGTTCGGCACCTCCGAACTCCGCAGCCTGCTCAACGAGTCCGGCCTCGGGAACCACCCGGAAGTGATCCGGTTCATGTTCCGCGCCGGAAAGGCGATCAGCGAGGACAGCATGGTCACGGGCACTAAGGGCGAGGCCAAGCCGGCCGGACCCCGCTCGTTCAATGACCTCGCCGACGCCCTGTACTCCACCAGCACCTAAACCCACGAAAGGGAAACCACAATGGCAGTTCTTTCCAGCACCAACCTGACGCTCGCCGATTGGGCGAAGCGCACCGATCCCGAGGGCCGTGTTCCGGTCATCGCGGAACTCCTCTCGCAGTCGAACGAGATCCTCGAGGACTGCGTGTTCAAGGAGGGCAACCTGCCCACTGGCGAGCGCGTCGTGATCCGCACCGGCCTCCCGGCCGTGTACTGGCGCGCCCTGAACCAGGGCATCCCGAACAGCAAGAGCACGACTGCCCAGGTCGATGAAGCCTGCGGCATCCTCGAGGCTCGCAGCGAGGTCGATAAGGATCTCGCCATGCTGAACGGCAACACCTCGCAGTTCCGCCTGTCCGAGGACGTGGCCTTCCTTGAGGCCATGAACCAGACGCAGGCGACCACGATGTTCTATGGCAACCCCGCCATCGAGCCGAAGTCGTTCCTCGGCCTTGCGGCGCGGTACTCGGCGGCCCCCGGCTCGTCGGGCATCGGCCAGAACATCATCGAGGGCGGCGGCACCGGCAGCGACAACACCTCGGTGTACCTCGTTGTCTGGGGCGACAACACCGTCTACTGCCCCTTCCCGAAGGGCTCGACGGCTGGCCTCATGCATGAGGATCTCGGCGAGCAGACCGTCTATGACGGCAACAACCGTCTCCAGGCTTACGCCACGCGCTACCAGTGGAAGAACGGTCTGGTCGTGAAGGACTGGCGCTACGTCGTTCGCATTGCGAACATCGATGTGAGCGACATGTCCAACGCGAGCGGCACGCAGGCGTCGAACGCGGCTACGCAGCTCATCAAGCTGATGACCCGCGCCATGTACCGCATCCCGAACATGGCGATGGGCCGTGCTGCGTTCTACATGAACCGCACCGTCCACGGCGGCCTGTCCATCCAGGCGATGGATCGCGCCCAGAACGTGCTGTCCGTGCAGCAGGGTCTGTCGCAGTTTGGTACTCCCTATTCGTGGCTGTCGTTCCTCGGCGTTCCGTGCCGCCGTGTCGATGCCCTCATCAACGCAGAAGCCCGCCTTACCTAATAGGTAAAGCAGAAAGGACACACAATGATTCTTGACCAGAACCTCCGCCTCGGCAACACCGGGGCTATCACTTCGGCCGCCACGTACATCACCGGCACCAGCGGCACGCCGGACGTGGTCGATCTCCAGAGCAACACCGCCTACACCGCCACGGTGAGCGGCTCGCTCTACACGGTCGGCCAGGGCACCCAGAACCGAGACATCGGCGCTGGTGCTGACCTCTACGTCATGTTCACCGTGACCACGGCGCTCGCCGGCGGCACGAACGCGACGTTCCAGGTTGTCGCCTCCTCGTCCTCCACGCTTGCCTCGGGCAACGTGGTCATCGGCGAGACTGGTGTCATCACGACCGCGAACCTCGGCCTCGGCGCCCAGGTCGCTGTCCGCATCAACCCGCAGCAGATCGCTGCGGCGAAGCTGCGCTACCTCGGCGCCCAGGTGGTCACGACCGGCACGCACAGCGCCGGCGTCATCAGCGCGGACATCGTCGAGGACATCCAGGACGGCCGCACGGTGTACGCGTCCGGCTTCTCGGTTGCCTGATAGGAGCCATCCATGCCGAAGGTCAAGGCCAAGATTCTCTGCTTCGTGGACAACGGGCTGCGCCAGCCCGGAGACGTGTTCGAGTACAAGGGACCGCGCAACCATCACCTTGAGTATCTCGAGGAAGTGGAAGCGGAACCGGAGCCGACCGTTTCCGACGCTCCGCCTCGCCGTCTCCGCAAGGGCAAGGTGGCCGAAACCGCAGGCACGGAGTGAGCTTGTAACGAGTTAGTGAACAGGGAGGGGCGTCGGCGGGAAACCACGGCGCCCCTCCCGTCCTACGGGAGGCACGTATGGCATCGGTTGTCGAGATATGCAACCTCGCGCTCGCGCACCTCGGTGACGATGCCACCGTCGCTAGCATCGACCCGCCGGAGGGATCAGCGCAGGCCGAGCACTGCGCCCGGTTCTATCCGAGCGCACGTGACATGCTCCTCCAGATGCACACGTGGTCGTTCGCATCGCGGCGCGTCAGCCTCGCGCAGGTGACGATGCCGTACACCATGTGGAAGTATTCCTACGCATGCCCCGGTGACATGATGACCGCCGTGGCTGTGCTTCCGCCAGACGCGGAGAACGATTACTCCGTCCGCGCATACCCCGCCGACCGCTACGGCTTCGGATGGACGAACCCACCCATCACGACCGCCGGCGTGTACGTGCCGCAGGAATACGTGATTGAGACGGACACGCTCGGGAACAAGGTCATCTACACGAATCAAGAGAATGCGCTCCTGCGCTATCAGGCGCTCGTGAGCGATTCGACCAAGTTCGACCCGATGTTCACCATCGCATTGTCGTGGCAGCTCGCGTCATTCCTTGCCGGTCCCGTTGTGAAGGGCGAGGAGGGCGCACGGCAGGCGCAGCGATGCCTCCAGATGGTCGCGATCTACCTTGGACAGGCCCGCATGTCGGACGCCAACCAGCGCGACGTGAAGCCCGGTCACATCACCTCGTGGATTTCTGGACGCTGATATGGCGCTGACCCGCACGTACACACGGTCCTTCGCGGGCGGCGAGGTTTCGCCCGAGATGTGGGGGCGGATCGATGACGTGAAGTTCCAGACGGGCGCAGCGAAGTTGCTCAACTTCATCGCGCTCCCGCAGGGTCCGGCAGAGAACCGCCCCGGCACGGCGTTCGTGCGCGAGGTCAAGGACAGCACGAAGCGCACGCGCCTGCTTCCGTTCACGTTCAGCACCACGCAGACGATGGTGCTCGAGCTCGGCGCGGGGTACTTCCGGTTCCACACGCAGGGTGCGACGCTCGGGCCTGGGACGCCTGCCGCATACAACGGTGCCACCACTTACGCGATCGGTGCGCTTGTCTCGTCGGGCGGCGTGAACTACTACTGCATCGCGGCGACCACAGGCAACGCGCCGCCAAACGCCACGTACTGGTATCCGCTGCCGGCAGGGATTTACGAAATCCCGAATCCCTACGCCGAGGCCGACCTGTTCGACATCCACTACGTGCAGTCGGCCGACGTGCTGACGCTCGTCCACCCGAACTACGCGCCGCGTGAGCTGCGCCGCCTTGGTGCGACCACGTGGACGCTCACGACGATCACCTTCGGAGCGAACATCGCCACGCCTGGAACGCCGACCGTGACCGCGACGCGAGGGCAGGGATACAACATCACTTCGGTGGACATTGCGCAGGATCGCATCACGCTTGCGTCGAACGTGCAGAACCTGACAATCGCAGAGGGAGATTCGATCTATATCTCCGGCGTGGTTGGCAACACCACGTTCCAGAATCTGGTGAACGACAAGTTCTTCATCATTGCCGATTTCCACACGAACTCGACGTTCTCGATTCTCAACTACCAGACGCACGTCCCGATTGATTTCTCTGGCGGCACCTATACGAGCGGCGGTCTGGTGCAGGGGATGGAGCAGACCGAGAGCATCACGAACTACTACGTGGTAACGGCGATCACGTCCAACGGGATCGACGAGACGCCGCCGTCCGCAGCTGGAAGCGTGTCAAACAACCTCGCAGTGGTCGGCGCGTACAACACGATCTCATGGTCATCCGTGTCGGGCGCGAGCCGATACAACGTCTACAAGCGACAGAGCGGCTTGTACGGGTTCATCGGCCAGACCGAGGCTACGTCGTTCGTTGACAACAACATCGCGCCAGACATGGGAATCACGCCGCCCGTGACCGAGACGGTGTTCGCGTCGAGCGGGAACTACCCAGGCGCGGTCAGTTACTTCGAGCAGCGACGCGTGTTCGCCGGCACGACCAACGCGCCGCAGACGATGTGGATGACGCGCACCGGGACCGAGAGCGACATGTCCTACCACATCCCGTTGCAGGACACCGACCGGATCAACTTCCGCGTCGCTGCACGGGAGGCCAACACGATCCGCCACCTCGTCCCGCTAACGCAGCTCCTCGCGCTCACAAGCGCCGCCGAGTGGCGCGTGAGCCCGGTGAACAGCGACGTGATCTCGCCGACCACCATCTCGGTGCGTCCGCAGTCATACGTCGGTGCGAACAACGTGCAGCCGTCCATCGTGAACAACACGGTGGTCTACTGCTCTGCCAGAGACGGCCATGTGCGCGAGCTCGGATACTCGTGGCAGGCGAGCGGGTTCGTGACTGGGGACCTGTCGATCAGAGCCACACACCTGTTCGACAACTTCGATATCACGGACATGTGCTACAGCAAGGCTCCGCAGCCGCTGCTGTGGTTCATCTCGAGCACGGGAAGCATGCTCGGGCTGACGTACATCCCCGAGCAGCAGATCGGCGCGTGGCACCAGCACGAGACGGACGGCGACTTTGAGACGTGCGCTGCCGTTGCCGAGGGTGCCGAGGACCGCCTGTACGTCATCGTCAAGCGCACCATCGGCGGGGTGACGAAGCGATACGTGGAGCGGTTCGCAAGCCGGCAGGTCGGCGAGTTGAAGGACTGCTTCTTCGTGGACAGCGGCCTGACCTACAACGGAACGAACACGACTGCCACCACGGTCACGGTAACGGGCGGCACGACCTGGGGTCCGGCCGACGTGCTGACGATTACGGCGAGCAGCGCCATCTTCCAGTTCCCGGCCACCACGGACGTGGGCGACGCCATCGTCCTGACCGATGCCAACGGAAACACCTATCGCCTGACGATCCTGTCCACGACCTCCACGACGGTCGCTACGGCCCGAACGGACCTCATCCTGCCCGTGGCCCTGCGCGGGGTGGCGACGGCTGTGTGGGCGTTTGCACGCGATACGGTGGC